AGATAGACGAATGATGGTAAAGGCTTTCTTTGATGAATGGTCAAATCAGATCATAGATCCTTGGACTAGATTAGTTGGGTTCTATCAAGATTATGCTAAAGACATCATCATTAGAGTTCAAGATATCCAAAATCAAGAAGTTTATATGTCAGTGCTATACGAAGCATATCCTAAGACAGTAGGCGTAGTACAACTTGATAATAATTCTAAAGATATTATGAAGTTGCAAGTTACGTTCACATATAAGTATCATTTAAATTCTACTCAAATGGTAACGGGTGGAGAACCTCAGATCTTTTCGATGTTTAATGGAGGTTCAAATATGAACTTAAGTGAAACATCTTCAGTAAGTTTACAGAATTATTTAAAGGGAAGTTTAAGTTTACCTACAAACGTGTCTGAATTATATTATAGCAACTTTAGCGAATATCAACAGGTTGTAAATGATAGTATTGGAGTGCGTAATGCAGTTAGTGCATTAGAGCGTCAGGGAATATTCTCTGGCATAGGTGGATTCTTCAGTTAATATATATGAATATAGATGATAAATTGAGCCAAGTGTTTGATGTGGCACCTATTAGTAATCAGGAAATTATACCTGCACAAACTATTAGACAAGTTAATCATGCACTAGATGATGACTTTGAGACAACTAGAAGTAACTTACATTCACTGTTGACTCAAGGACAAGATGCATTATTTCATGCGCTAGAGGTGGCGAAACAAAGTGAACACCCTAGAGCATTTGAAGTTGTTGGTGGGTTAGTCAAACACTTGTCTGACGTAAACGCGCAACTTCTAGATCTTCATAAGAAGAAACAAACTATTGAGTCACCTACAAAGGAAGACTCTAAGACAGTGACTAACAATGCTATCTTCGTTGGTAGCACGAGTGAGTTGAGTAAAATGCTTAATGATATTAGAAAAGGAAAATAAAATGGCTTTACCAATGGCGAGTACGCCGCGATACAAATTGACAATCCCCTCATCTAAGAAACTGGTGACATATAGACCATTCCTAGTTAAAGAAGAAAAAGCTCTTATGATTGCGCAACAAAGCGAAGATCATGAGACAATGTTAACCACATTAAAATCTGTTATTGAATCTTGTGTTGAAGATGCAGATGTAAGTAATCTCGCAATGTTCGATATCGAATATATCTTTACACAACTAAGAGCTAAGTCTGTTGGCGAACAAGTAGACTTAATCTTGAAGTGCGATGATTGCACAGACGAAAAAGCTTCAGTTCGTTATACTATTGATCTTACAAAATTGAAAGTAGACTTCCCTGAAGAACATCAAAAGACTATTCCAATGTTTGGAGACGTTGGTGTTACTATGAGATATCCAAGTCTTGATCTTTTAAAGAAGCTTGAAGGACTAGACAATAGTAATATTGATGCAGTATTCGATGTCATCTGCGCATGTATCGAATCAGTCTATAATACAGACGAAGTGTTTCAGACTAAAGATCAAAAACCTGAAGAAGTTCGCGAGTTTGTAAATAATCTAACACAAGATCAATTTATGAAATTGCAGAAATTCTTCGAGACAATGCCAAAGTTAGAAGAACGCGTAAAATACTCATGTCCTCTATGTAAGAAAGATCACGAAAAGTTCATAAAAGGACTCGAATCTTTTTTCTAATATGCCTATATCATGATAGTTTGCATAATTTCTACAGAATGAATTTTGCATTAATGCAATACCATAAGTATAGTCTAAGGGAAATTGAGAACATGATCCCCTTTGAACGTGAAATTTATACAAGCATGCTAATACAATATCTCGAAGAAGAAAAACAAAGATTAGAATCTAAAAAGGCTATGTAATGGCAAATAGAACATCCGGTAGTTCATTGAACTCAAGCATTAGACAGAATTCGTCTGCAATGGATAATGGGTTTAAACAGCTCATTGACTTACAACGACTTTCAGTAGAACACCTTAGTAAAATGGGTGATACACTTGCGAGTTCGCTCGTTGCTGAGCGTCTATCTGCTGTCGAGCAATTGCTTATTGCACGAGAAACTGACATGCAAGAAGATGTTATTCGTAGCATGGATTCTACTATGAAGGACATATTAGATGTCATCAAATCTAATATAACTCCAATTAGCAATACGAACATTACTACTAATAATCAAAAGAGCGAAACTGTTATTAATAAAAGTAGTTCTAAGACAGACACTGCTCTTGCAAAGGTAAGCGAAGAAGATAAAACTGAAAAAGAAAAAGCCGATAAAGAAAATCTTAGTGTTTTAAAAACTATTGCAAGAAATACTGAAAAAGATAAATCTGCAGCAAAAAATGCTGATGGTATTGACGTAAGTCTTGGTGCAATTGCAGCGGCATTAGCAATTGCACTAGGAGGTATCGTTGGCGCAGTTCGTGGCTGGTTAAAAGCTATTGCTTACTTTGCAGATATCCTAACACCGGGATTCATCAAGAAGTCTATAGGATCATTCCTTGCTGGCGTCTCAATGACATTCGACGTAGTGAAAGTAGCTCTTGCAGAAAAGTTCTCTAAGTTTGTAAGTATATTCGATCCTATTATTGATGGAATTCGTAAAGCATTTACTTTCACTGGTAATTCTAAAGTAGGAAAAGTAGTGTCAGAATTGTTCATGCTAATTGATAAAATTCTTAGTCCAATAAAATCTATTGGAAGTGCACTAAAAGATTTGTTTGGTGGTACTGTCACAAAAACATTTGATATGTTGACAGATCTAGGTAAATATGTTGGAAGTTTTTCCGCTACTCTTTCTAAAGCTGCAGGCATCTTCAGTAAATTATTCTATCCATTTACAGTCGTAATGACAATCTGGGATACTGTAAAAGGTGCAATGGAAGGGTTTGAAAAAGAAGGAATCATTGGTGGTATTAAAGGTGCTATCACTGGATTCTTCAACTCTTTAATCTTTGGTCCGATGGATATGATTAAAGATGCTATTGCTTGGGTTGCAGGCGTATTTGGATTCGATGAAGCTAAGAAAACATTAGAGTCTTTTAGCATAGAAAAGATATTTAAAGACTTCATCAATATGGTGTTTAGTCCTGTAGAAGTACTAAGAGGCGTAATGAAAAAAGTAACAGATTTCTTCGAATCTTTAAGAGGATTTGAAATACCAGCTATCACATACACTGTGCCAAAATGGGTGCCATTTTTAGGTGGTAAAGAAGCTTCACTGGGACCATGGAAACCCTTTGGTGAATCTAGTCAGAAAAATTCTACTACTGGTGGATCTCAAGCTTCACCAGTAAAACCAGCAGATATGGCAAAACCTGCTGCAGTAGGTTCTGCAGGAAATGCACAAGCAGTAACAAATACTTCTACTCAAGTGAATAACATGAAAGAAGAGAAGAACACTAGAGCAACTACAATCGTATCAGCACCTTCAGTTACTACTAATGCTAGTACAACTCAAGTTGCTTCTATTAAAGCACCTGTTCGTTCAGACGAATCAAGTTTGGGACGTTACTTCTCCGCCCGCGCTGTATTCTAATCCACTCCATAAAGTTTCACCATTCGATTTACGTCGGATGGTGAATTTTTTTACGTCCCATTTCCACATTTCACATGTGCGAATGATTTGACTAATACCAAGTGCAAGTATCTTAAACGATCCACACACTTTCTCTCCATCATACACGTCATATAGAATAGTCTCTCCATCCTCTTCTTCAAGGATTGGAATGTCTCTCCAGTTTTCGTATTCTTTTTCAAATTTCATAGTAGCTCCATTGAGAAGGGAGACCGAAGTCTCCCTATTATCTATCCACTCTTACGTGGATACATCACTCTTCCATAGCAATCTTTTTGAAGTAACTCATTGCTTCGTCGTCATTATCAGTTGAAGCCGCGATCTTCACAGGTGCTTTCTTAGCAGTGCTGACTGGTGGAACATATCCATCATCGTCTGCCAAAGATGCTGCACTTTGTGTAGGAGCACTTTCACTGTTCAAAACACTCACCAACTTACGAGACAATTCTTCATAAGTCTTGAAGTTTTTCTTGTCCAAGAATTCAGACAACTTGTGTTGAGAGTTCACGATCGCTAGGATCTGATCTTCATCATCAGAAATTGCTGCAGGTTCTTGGAATGCAGATTGGTCGTAGTTAGGGTAACCATCAACCTTACGCATACGAAGTTTGAAGTCTGCACCTTCCCACAAGTCAAAGACGTTGACTGGAGTCTCATCTTCAAATGTTGGACGTGCTTTATCCATGATCTTGTCGAAAATCTTCTTACCAAACTTGAAGAGCATTACTTTGCCTTCATTCTCTGGATGCTTAGGATCAGAAACAACAAGGACGTTTGCGTAGTAGCTCAACTTGCGCTTTTGCTTACGTGCAACTTCTTTGTCTACATCAGAACCAGTGTTCCACAGACGAGAGTTTAGTTCACCAACTGGATCATTTTCACCAATGGTTGTTAGGGAGTTTTCGATGTACCACTTACCTGTAGGACCTTGAAAACCGTGGGAGAAAATCTTAACCCAAGGTAGTTCATCGCCTTCAGCACGTGGTAGGAATCTAAGTGTTGCCGTACCATTACCTGCTTTGTCAGCTTCTAGCTTCCAAAAGCGATCGTCTTGGTAGGATTTTGAATCGCTTTGAGGATTAGCGATTTTGTTGAACTCGGAAGAGATTTTTCCGAAGTCTTGATTGCGCATTTTACGTAGTGTGTTAATATCCATTTTATTTTCCTTGTGTAAACGTAGTATTATCGTAGTATTCGTCTTCGGTTTCATATGACTCTTCATCATAATTTTCCTCAGACCAATTATTTATAACGCGCATACCGTGTCCAGGTATGTTTTTCGAATGTTTTGCAGATTTATTTTTGCGACGGCTGTCATCGTCTTCACGATACTTATGAATAGTTCGACCCATTTTAAAACTCTGAAATTTCTTCCTTGAAGGCGTTATATGTTAATTGTAACTTATTTTTGTCATACTTGACAAACTTTTTTATCTTATTGAGAACTCGAAGTTGATCGCCCCACAACATCACTAAAGGTTCCCATTCAGGCAAGAAGTTTTCAAAATCATCAAGTATAACAATAGTCTCAAGATGTATATATCCACCTACGTACATCTTCAAAAGAGGAGGTACATTATCTGAGGCTGAAATTAGATCTCGAAAAGATTTCTTTTCATCTTCAAGAATTGATCTTATGCAATTCAATTGAGATTTAAAAGTGTAAGCACGTGATTCTTTTCGCTTAATCCATGTAGAATAATACTCATCAGATTCGTTAGAGTAAATTACATTCTTATTGCCGTATCCAATATTAGCAACAAGATATTCGATTAATTCACGTGGTTGGTCGAACTTCTGACCGAGACGCTGAAATAAGAAGCGATCATTGCGAGTTTCAAAGGCTGATCTAGAACCAGACACTTTGCCGCCCGATTTAAATACGTCATAACGATCTGTTGTCAAATGCAACTTAACTGCTATGAAGTATTTGTAAGTTTGAAATGCGTCAATCATTTTGTGGGTAACGGTTTTCAATAATCCACGAGCGCGCTTCGCTTGCTGGTAGAATATACATTAGTAATTTTTCACATGCATCTAGAATTTCTAAATCATCACCATCGCTAGATCCAATATTTCGAGTGTAGATATCTTTGAGTTCTTGAGCTACAATATGATCTACAAACTCATCAGTCAATTCAATAATTTTAGTCATTTAATCTTTCAACAATCATTTTATCTTTCATGTCTGCACCGAACGACATATTTTCGTGGTGTACTTTTGCTAAACCTTTACGAGCTAGAGATTCGCATATAATAAATGTATTGAATGCATTGAGGTTTTCTGTGCATGTGTCTAGAGTTCTACCATCGCTACCTTCTGCTGCTGATAGCATCATAGAGATAAGCATCAGATCTTCAAAGTGAATATGATGTTCTCCGATGTCGATGATCTTAACTAATTCTTCAAGATCTCCATTGCTTAAACCCTTAATGAATTCTCCAATAGTCATATATGGATTCTTAGTCAAGTCGCTTGCAAGCAGACGAGTAATTGCAAGCAAACTTTTTTCATTTGCAACGTGTTTAAAATTTACGTGATAGTTTTGGTTATCTTCCATAGTCAGACCATTCAGAGTAAGTAGTTTTTCCATTAGCAGTAATATAAGTCCAGTGCTTCTTACACACATTGCAATCTATACTACCAGACGTAGAATTCATATCAGGATTTACATTATTGCCGTGTTTATCATACACTGGAGGGTAGTAAGCACAGGTTGACATTGCAACACCGTGACTAAACCTACAGTCATTTTCACACGTCGGGTTCGGATTCATGGATTCGTTCCTTCTGTTCAAAACGTCTTTCTTGCATAGTCTTCTCATCAAACGCTTTACGTGGATTCATGCACATAACACAATTCGCATTACCGCAATTAAATAAAGAAGTCTTATGATACTTGTGCGGATTCTTTAGAGCGTGTTCAAGATGAAGTTCTTTTGCTAATCTGATTTTATTTTCAAGCTTTGTTTCTTTTTGATGGATACGTTCGCTATGCTTTTCTTTATCAAATTCATGACTCATGTTACACGTCCAATGTTGCTTGTTTAGGAAGTAAGTTTGCTTCTCGCATGTTCATTTCTATCTTGTCCTTAAGAGTCTTATTGACTAAACTCTTAATGTCTTCAGGTTCAAGAAAATTTTCTGCACAGTATTTCAGTACTGCATCCATGTGAGAGATTTTGTAAGTTCTTGCTAACTCTTCAATATGAAGAGAGAATGCTGCTGCGCCTTTAAACATTTATGCTTTCTTAATGTAGTATTCTGCTGTCTTAATAGTTTGCACCACATCACTGTATTCATCAGACTTCTTATGATATAATTTCCAGACAGGATCAGAACGAGTTGAACTTGTCATTTTCTCGTCAAACATATCAAGATATTTGTTAAACCAACGATCTAGTTTTGATCGCATATTTACGAGTTCAATGTAAATGTCGTGAATTTTTTGACGATCATTATATGTATGCGCCATTACGATGTCAGTTTCAATTTTCTTACGATTCATAGTTTATTATATCACAATTACGATTAAATTAACCACGACGCATACGTGCCATTTCTTTAGCTTCATGATCACTAAAGACTGGAACTGCATTTGATTTGTGGAGTGTACCAATGCCAATCATCTTGTCACCAGTATATTGCATACTTGCTTTTGCTGCGCCTATGCCTTCTCCAGTGCTACGACTAGGAATGTGATTGCTTGTACTACGACCCGGTGGCGTAGTCAACTTATATTCAAACACGCTAGAAGATTTGATCTTTTTAGTAGGAGCGTACTTTGCTTGAATAGCATCCCAATCTGCAGCAAGCTGACGCTGTGCAGCATTGGGCTTTTTAGGTTTGCGCTTTGGAATAGAAGTATAGATCATCGGATGAGTTCTTGAATTACGTATTTTGCTTCAGAAACTGAACGACATACATCATCATTTACTGTGATATGCTTGAAGTGCTTTATCTTTACGACAAAGTTGGGGACACGCAGAGTTACAAACTCTGGAGTTTTGAGTTTTTCTACACGGTTGCCCGTAGCAAAAAATAGAGTTTCGCGAAGTTCATCGCCTGCAATTTTACGTTGGAAGTGTACGTTTACCATAGGTATATTATACCACAATGACGAATTAATGTAAACTGTATACTTTTATACTACTTTTCCAAGCATGTCATAAATGTAAACGTCCATCAGGTGATCATATGGGAGGCCTTGTCGACGAAGAAGGTAGATCTTAGTCAGTGCTTCTTGAGTGACACTCGAGTCATCTTTAATGATTCTATGACCGCGTTCTTTTAGTTCGTCAATAAGTTCATCATCATCTACATCACTCAAATCGATATCAACATACATATACGCCATAATATATTCCTAAAGAGTTGGTCCGGCGTAGAGGAATCGAACCTCTATAAAGACTTTAGAAGAATCTTGTCCTGTCCATTGAACGAACGCCAGATATAATGCAATTGTACCATAAAGACGAATTATCGTACAGGTTTTTTCACTGATCTTTTAACTGGAATTTTTTTAACAGAAACCTTTTTCTTTACAGAAGGTTTTTGCTTTTCCTTATGCTTTTCAATTCTAGCATTCATGCGTTTAACGACTTCTTCGCCATCCATCCATAGATCTTTATTAGACAGCATTGCTTCGATCTCTTCGTCAGACATAAAGTCATTATAGATTTCTTTTAGCAAACGCTCAGACCAACGACGCTCGTGTTGAAGTTGATCGATCATTTCTCCACCTTTACCAATTACTCCACCAGAATAATTGTGAAACATAAAGATAGAGTGTGGAGTAACTTCAAAAGAATCAGCA